GTCTCATGCCTTCCAAGATAAAGGCGGTTGGTATATTGAGAACTCACTAACAACTTTAAATCAAAAAGACCCGGTGTCTGAAGAGAATACAAGACTTTGGAATACTGGTGTTGATAGTGACAAAGAGATTGCTAGAAAACGTAAGAGAAAATTATCTTATTACTCTAACATCTATGTTGTAAGTGACCCGAAACATCCAGAAAATGAGGGTAAAGTTTTCTTGTTTAAGTTTGGTAAAAAAATCTTTGATAAGATTACTGAAGCAATGCAACCAGCATTTGATGATGAAACACCAATTAATCCATTTGACTTTTGGAAAGGTGCTAACTTCAAGTTGAAGATTAGAAAAGTTGATGGTTATTGGAATTATGATAAGTCAGAATTTGAGGGCATATCGCAAGTAAAAGAGTCAGATGACGATATCAAAGCGATATGGGCTAAACAATACCCTCTATTACCTTTTGTTGACCCTAGTAATTTTAAGACCTATGATGAACTCAAAGAGAAACTGAATAGGGTAATTATGGGACAACGAAACACAGAGACCGTGGAAAATGTAGACCTCCCACCACAAACCACAACGTCTGTGCCAAGCTCAAGTGATGTTAAATCTGAGCCTGCTAGTGATGATGACGATACTTTGTCATATTTTAGTAGATTAGCAGACGAAGATTAATCTTTCTCTCTCAATCACGAATGCTTAACCCTTAGCGAGAAATCGCTAAGGGTTTTCTTATAAATAGTGGTATGGTAAATATATTTAATCCACTAGTTGATTTACAAGACAAACAACTTAAATCGGCGTCTTGGTATCGTAATGCAGCTTCATTAATTGCAGATAGAGCAACATCTGGTAAGTTAATGAGAGACGGTAAATTATTAGGTAAACCAAGTGCAGGTAGAATGTCAATGTTTATCTATGACCCTAAAACTAAAGCAAAACTGCCGTTTTATGATACGTTTCCACTAGTGTTGCCAATTGACACGTTTAGAGGAGGTTTTATAGGTTTAAACTTTCATTATCTCCCCTATGGTTTACGATATAAATTATTAGACCAATTACAGCAATTTAGTACGAACACGAAGTTTGACCAATCAACAAGATTACAAGTGACGTATGACGCTGTAAAGAATATTGGTCTAATTAAACCAGCGATTAAAAAATATCTTTTTAGATACGTGAGAAGCAATTTTTTAAGAGTTGACGTAGATGAAATGGCGATTGCAATATATCTACCAGTAGCAAAATTTCAAAAAGCAAGTCTTGGTCAAGTATTTGCAGACAGCAGAAGGAAAATATAATGAAAAATTATTTTATATTATTTGCAATGTTATTTGTATTATCATTATCGGCGTGTTCTATACCAAAAGAGCCTAGATTGGCATTTGGTAAAAAGTGCGTTGAGAAAAATAGTGATATTGTATATTCATATGTTTGGTTATACAATAAAGGTAATGGTTTAGAAGCAAACAAACAGACTTGTAAATTAATAGAGGACTAAAATGGCGGTATTAAGAGGCGGTAGACGTATTGGTAATTTTGATATCAGAGTTGGTTTACCTAGAGATAGGTCACTAATTGATATACATAAAGACCCTAGATTGCAGAGGCAACCAGGTGGTGCTGGTGTATTGCAAAGGTTTCAATCACAAATAAATCAAGGTGAAGGCTTTGCTAGACCAAATAGATATGTCATTAGATTAAATTTACCTAATAACATTGCACAGGAGGCCATCAATAGAAGAAACGACCCTATGGCAATTAGGCACGGTACTCTACCGGCCGCTAATAATGATTTAGAAAGTAAACAAACACTTGAAAGTATTAATATGATGTGTAATGCTGTGACTTTACCAAACAGAGATATAAACACGGTAGCACATAGAACATACGGACCAAAAAGAGAAATGCCTTATGCATATAGTTTTAGTGGTCAAATAGAATGTTCTTTTTATGCAGATAAATTTTTAAGACAAAGATTATTTTTTGAAAATTGGCAAAAGAAAATAATTAGTCAAGAAAGTCACTCAATGAGATTTTATGATGACTATGTTGGCAGTATGGATATTTTGACATTAGGTCAGTTTGACGCAAAACAAGATGATGACGCAAGAGTGACATACGCAGTAAGATTGTCTGAAGTTTACCCTCAAACTATTGGTTCTATTGAGTATAGTTATGGTGCAGATGAACAAACGATAGTACCTATTACATTGAATTTTAGAACTTGGATAAATTTAACAATGGACCAAGTTAATAATGCAACAACAGGTAAATCACTTGGTGATGTACCTACAATAAAAGCAGGAAAAGATTTTGGCTTGTTTGGTGGTTTATTAGGTAAACTGCCGCCTGAATTAAGAAGAGCAGGCAGAGACGCCTTACAAGTGGCAAGACGTTCTTTACCTATTGGTAAAGTGACAGGTGGTAGATTATTCCCACCATTTGGCTAATATATTATAAAGGAGATAAATTATGGCATTGCCTATATTAGAAACAGCGACATATGAGTTGACGTTACCTTCAGCAGATATTGTTGTAAAGTATAGACCATTTCTGGTAAAAGAGGAAAAGGTTTTATTACAAGCACTAGAGACGCAAGATGACAAGGAAATTAAAAATGCAATCAAAGAGATTGTTAATACTTGTACGTTTGGTTCTTTAGACGCAAGTAAAATACCAACGTTTGATTTAGAATATGTATTTTTACAAATACGAAGTAAATCAGTTGGTGAGGTAGCAAATGTAAGATTACTATGTCAAGACGACAAAGAAACTTACGTAAACACCGAAGTAGATTTGACGAAAGTTGAGGTACAAGTAGATGATAAACACACTAATAATATTATTATTGATGAAGATAAGAATATTGGCCTAGTGATGAAATATCCTACAATTGACACCGTTGACCCTGCTTTGAATACAAAAGGTTTAAAAACAGCGCAATTATTTGATATGATTATTAAATGTATTGATTCAGTATATGAAGGCGAGACTCAACATAAAGTTAGTGATTATTCAAAAGAAGAAATGAATAAATTTTTAGAAAGTTTAGACAGAAAAGCTTTTGATAAAATCAATAATTTTTTTGAGACTATGCCACAATTGAGACACGAAGTTGAGATTGAAAACCCTAAAACTAAAGTAAAGAGTACGGTAGTGATGAAAGGGGCACAGGATTTTTTCGTATTGCCCTCTCTCACGACAGCTTAGAGAATTACTTTAAGGTGAATTTTGCGTTAATGCAACATCATAAATATTCTCTAACAGAGTTAGAGGGTATGCTACCTTGGGAGAGGGAAATATATGTAGACCTTTTGGTAACTCATATTAAAGAAGAGAACGAAAAGGCTAGAGAGAGGAAACAATAATGTTTGAAGAACAAAAAAAATCAGCCGTTGATAAAATCAAATGGCTATGGTGGTTTTTAAAAGAAGAACTACCACAATTCTTATCAAACTGGAGAACCGTACCTAGATTAATGATGGTACTATATGGTCTAGTATTCTATGAAACTATGACCTGGTTTATGGCAATAGAAGCTCCTAATAACGCACAGGCAGGTTTTGTATCTGTCGTTGTTGGTGCTGGCGCTGCCTGGTTTGGTTTATATGTAAACGGTAAATCAAGTAAGATTCAAAAGAAATAGGAGTACACAAATGGCTTGCAATAATTGTGGACACGATAGACATTGTGGCGAAACGTGTACACAAACATACAAAGATGGCGATGGTAAAGATATATTAGTTTTATGTTGCAATAGTTGTAGTTGTAAGAAGTGTAAAGAGTAATGGCAGAGGTTTTAGCAGCTCAAGGTATAGTCAATACAATGCAAAGACAAGTTGGTTCTTCATTGACCAATGTTGCTGCTATGTTGCCTCCACCACCACAAATATTAGCACCTGAAGACAACCCTCAAAATAGACCAGGTTTTAAACTATTAGAATCTATAGCATATAATACAGAAAGAACTTTTAAAAAAGTCGCTGCTGTAGGTTTTTTATTACAATCACAAATAGATTTAGCTGAAGAAAAAGAGAGAAGAGAAAGAGACCAAGCCTCTGAACTTGCTAAAGAGCAAGCAAGACTTGGAACAGGTACAGGTGGTGATGATACTGGTGAAAAAACTGGTGAAGACGTAACCAAAAAATTTGATATGGAAAAAATGAAAGATTTTTTAACACTTGGTCTTGGTACAACATTATTATCAGGTGCCGCTTTGAAGGCTGCTGGTGCAGCTTTAGGTACGAAATTATTAAAAGGTGGATTATATGGTGCATTGGCAGCTGTAGCATCCGGCCCTCTGATAGAATATATTGATAAAGAGTTTGAATTAGAACTAACTGAATCATCTAAAAAAGATATTAAGAACTCATTTGTAGGCGCTGCTGTTGGTTTTGGTGTTGCAGGTATACCTGGTGCCATCATAGGTGCAACGACACCATATATTGCTAGAGTTGCAAGTTATATTTCAGGTAATTTAGACGCAAAGAAAGTAAAAGATTCAGATTTTGCAGGTGCAGCCATAGGTACAGCAGCTGCTGGTATATTTACAGCAGGTAAAGTTGGTGCATTATTGGCTGGTTCTAAAATAGGTGCAGTAGCAACATTTGGTACCGCTTTAGCTTCA